TGGATCAAGGCCGACGCCGAGTGGATCAAGGCCGACGCCGAGTATCGCAAGGCCCGCGCCGAGTATCGCAAGGCCCGCGCCGAGTGGATCAAGGCCCGCGCCGAGTATCGCAAGGCCGACGCCGAGTGGCTCAAGGCCGACGCCGAGTGGAGCAAGGCCGACGCCGAGTGGATCAAGGCCGACGCCGAGTGGATCAAGGCCGACGCCGAGTATCGCAAGGCCCGCGCCGAGTATCGCAAGGCCCGCGCCGAGTGGATCAAGGCCCGCGCCGAGTATCGCAAGGCCGACGCCGAGTATCGCAAGGCCCGCGCCGAGTATCGCAAGGCCGACGCCGAGTGGATCAAGGCCGGCGCCGATCCCCTTGTTATAGCCCTGCACGCCGCTGAGTGTCCGGGGTGTCCGTGGGACGGCCATACCATATTCGGGAGGATGAAGTGAGCGACACGACACAGAGGCTTTTCGCCCTGGCAATGACGCTGAGAGGAAAGGCGCTGATAAAGGGCACCTACGACTTCCAGAAAATGACCGAGGATGAGTGGGCCGACGTAGACTGGTCAGTCGCCTATGACAATCTCGCCAAGGCCCTCCGCGCCCTGCTTGCCCCATCGCAGGCTTTCGAGCCCGTGGAAGGGACATGGTGCCCCGAGTGTGGGCACGGCGTGCAGGTTGACGAGGAGGGCCTGTGCGTGTCATGCGGGGCCACGGCGATAGGCAACGGGGCGAATCGTGCGCTCGCCGCTCTCCGCTCATTGCAGGTGGGGCCGGGATTGAAAAGAGCATTGAAGGCACTCTGTGATTTGGAGTGGTCATCTCAGGTTTCTGGCAGTGATGAAACCTTATGTTGCCCCATTTGTGGCGGAACGACAATTGATGGTCATGCAGAAACGTGCGAGATGAAGAGCGGAATCGCCGCCCTCCGCGCCGCCCCTGCCGAGGGGGAAAGCGGGCAAGGAGGCAAGATGTGATCGAACCGTGTTTCATGAACAGGTTTCATCCTACCGATCCGGCGTGTCGAAATGAGGGCACCTATCGAAGTGCCTTGGTTGTTGACAACGTCACAGATGGTTGGACGTGGTGCGAGGAACACAGGCCGACTCTTCCCGTGGCGATTGATTCGTGGAGCACCCCCGCCCCCGCCGAAAGGAAGCAGACATGACACACACAGGGATTTTTGTGACTCCCGATGAGCTTGAAGGTGTGCGTATCAATCAGCGCACATCGGGCATGTTTCTCAGCGGCGGAATGCCCATAGGTGATCCTCAAGCGGCGGTGGCGCGGCTTGAAAAGAAGTACAACCCGCCCGCCAATTCTGGATTAGACTTGTCTACCGGGGAATGGGTGACCCCGTGACAGTCACCCGTTACGTGATCCGGCGCAAGGATGGGCTGTATATTGGTAGGAATGCCGACCATGTGGATATTTTCGAGGCTGAGCTCTTCGGTGCGCGCGAAGAGGCTGTCATGGGTTGTTTCGATGACAACGAAGAAGCCATCCCCGTGCGCGTGACCATCGAGGAAGGCCCCGCCTCATCCGCGAGTGAGGAGAAGGGGGAGCGGTATGTTTGCAAGGGGTGCGGAACAGAAATGGGAACTAACTGCTTCACGCACATTCGTGACGGAATAGAGTGCGGCCCCGTGGTTGAGGAGGGAGGAAGCGAGTGAGTACGCCAACCATCATCGGTGACGCTGTTCTCTATCAGGGCGACTGCCTTGAAATCCTGCCGACCCTCGATCCGGTGGACGCCGTGCTCACGGACCCGCCGTATGGAATTGGCTATACACACCACGGGGGGGGGCGCGGCTGGATGCATGGTGGGAAAAACTTCATCGGGGAGAAAATCGTGGGCGATGACAAGCCGTTCGATCCCGCCCCGATCTTGGCGATATGCAGCAATGTGGTTTTGTTCGGCGCGAATCACTACAGCGACAAATTGCCAGCCCGGGATTCTTGGTTTGTCTGGGATAAGGAACACGGAAGGGGAAACTGTTTCTCTGATTGTGAATTCGCTTGGTGGTCGCATGGAGGCCCAGCCCGAATAATCAGGCATCGTTGGAATGGCCTGCTCCGCGATTCTCAGAAAGGCGAGCACCACCACCCGACCGAGAAGCCCGTGTACGTCATGCAGCAGATTCTCGTGCGGGCAACGGAGAGCGGGGAGCTGGTGCTTGACCCCTTCATGGGCAGCGGCACTACCGGCGTAGCCTGCGCGCGCCTCGGCCGTCGCTTTATCGGAATAGAAATTGAGCCGAAGTACTTCGCCATCGCCTGCGAGCGCATAGCCCGGGAGTACGCGCAGTTGAAGCTCTTCCCGCCGGAGGAGAAGCGCCAGACGGTGCAACTTGAATTAGGAGGAAGCGAGTGAAGGCTAAAAAATGTTCGTGTGGTCACAACGTGGACGCGAACCGATTCGAGGGCAAGTGGTATCGCGTTGTTTGCTGGACGTGCGGGAGGCGGGCAAAGTGGGCGAGTCGAAGTCCTGTCCGCACCGTGGCGCTGTGGAACAAGGAGCGTGCCGATGGCTGACAAGGTGAAGCGGACGGCGAAGGAATGGATAATTGAAAACAATGATCATCTGCTCTCAGGGTTTGAGGTATGGGCAATCATCGCCGACTTCGCCGAGCTGGAGAAGGAGCGGGACACCTGGTATGAAACGGCTGTCTACGACAAGAGCGACCCGAGCAAGCCGTACTTCCATTCCTCCCGCGCCGAAGCCGCCGAGAAGCGCCTTGCGGAAGCGCGGGAAGCCTTGGCGGATTACGGAAGTCACCAGATGCCATGCCTCTTGGCGCAATGGCACGAGGGCAGGCCAACCTCTGATGGTGGCTATGAAACCCGCTACGGGAACCAGTGGTATGGGAGAGATGAGAAGCCGACGTGCACTTGTGGATTCGATGCGGCCCTCACCCCCGCGCCAAGTACGGAGGAGGGAAAATGAGCGAAAGGGAACCGCAGTTTTGGGGGCCCGTCGATGCGGAGGGTTGTCTCACCGCAGAGGATGAGAATGATGCGATCGAGCAGATCCTCGATGCAATGGACGAGCCACTTCCCGGGAGGATTACCATCGCAGGGTACGCCTTGTCGCAGGTGAAGATTTCACCGCGCGGCGTATTGGACAACCTTCTGGAGCAACTCGACGAGGACTATGCCAACCCGGAGGGAGACGCTACCGAGGCAACGGAGGCAATGAAAGAGGCGGAGCGCGTTTTCCTCGAAGTGATCACCAAGGAATACCAGCCGTGGAGCTGCGACGAGGTTTGCCGCAAGGAGATCGGCATCGTGGAGTGGCTGAAAGAAAATCGACCGGACTGGCTCACGCCGCCAATCGCAACCCCGGAGGTCCCCCGATGAAGCGGTCTCTACAACCTCATTACTCGGGAGATAATTCCCATCAGTTCTGGCGGCAAGTGAATGCACTTGATTTTGAGGCGGGAGACCAACCATCTCTCTACATGGCCGGGGTCATTCTGCAGAATCTTGAGGAATATGTCCTCCATCAACTCAATATTCGCATCCCGACTTCGCGCAGGAAACCGAAAAGGAGCAAGCCATGAAGCAGTCTCTACGGGAGCGGGTAGCGCGGGGAATGGCAAAGGCCGTTGACCCCGGATGGAATTGGCCTTATGGGTTCACCCTGGACGCGCAGGAAAGGATCAGGACTGCCAGCGACCGCATCATAGCCATGGTCCGGGCTGAGAAAAAGGAGTAACAATGCGTCTTCATGATGACGAATGCTATTGTGGTTGGTGCGGAAACGGTCCAAAGATCGAGGAATGGTTGAACAACCCAATGGGAAAGCCCATGCACGGAGCGGATGGATCTGTAACGGCATATTGCCCGAATTGTGGGTCGTTGGTAAGCATGAGGTTGAATGATGGCAAACTCGTTTCCTTCGGACCAGCCGGAAATCCCGATAATATTCGTCCCGATTTCGTCATGGCGACAAACGGAAGAGGAGTCACCTTTGACAACTTAAGGGGTGATCTACCTCATGGATAAACCACAAGCCATGGTCCGCAAGGGGGAGAAGCGTGCCGATTGACTATCGCGAGTATCCCGAGGACTGGCAGGAGATACGTTCGCGCATCATGTACCGAGCTGGGGAGCGCAGGGATTGCGATGGCTTGATTGTCGTCGAGGCTAAATGCGAGTGGTGCACGGCGACGAATCACCGGCCACATCCGAGGACCGGCTCCATGGTAGTGCTCACCATCGCGCACATCGACCGGGACAAGCTGAATCACGAGGTCAAGGATGACCGCCTTGCAGCTCTCTGCCAAGCCTGTCACCTCGGCCACGACTTGGAACACCACCTGCACAAGCGCCGTATGTCGCGGCTCGGATTCGGCCACCCGGATCAAATGGAACTATAGCTTTTTCGCCACAAGGGAGGGGAAATGCTCGTCAACGCCATCCTGATGAAGATCCTGAGCGCCGACCCGTGGTCACTTGCCCGTGGCGCGCTCATAACAATTGCCGTCATCGGCGTCCTCGCCAGCCTGGCGCCCGCGATCTTCTTCCAACTGATCGAGTTCACCCCGAAGGCGAAGGCGAGGAGGAAGCGGGACCTGAACGCAAAGCTACTCGCCGACTACGAAAAGATATGCGCGCGCCTGGTGGAAGCCTCTGACGAGCGGGACCGGATGATTCGCGAAAATATCCGGCTTGCTGGCCTCGTCGCGGAACAGGCAAGTCACGGCATCGACTACGCGGGACGCGCGCGGACGGTGTTACGTGCCCGGCAGGCGGGGGAATGAATAGAACCGTCATCGGCGGCACCGACACGCTCTCTTGGGACGGGATGGTCGCGCGCCTTCACCAGGTCATTGAGGACGGCATTCGCGCGGATCGGGGGAAGCATGCGAAAGCCTGAGTTCGCGCGCCCGTTCTCCGGCGAGTATAAGGCGGCCACCGGGTGGGACGTCCACCGCATGTTCGACGGCCCCTTCCGGGAGTTCGTGGACGCGCAGTACGTGGAATGGTTGGAGCAGGAACTGTTGAAGGCGCGAAAACTGGGAGGAAAGCGTGGGGCGTAAGGCAGCGAGAACCGTCGAGTACTTTCCTCATTTTGTGAAGTTTGGTAAGACCCTGTTCCTCTTGGAGGAGAAGTGGGGGCCAGACGGATTCTCATTCTGGTTCAAGCTCCTGATGATCCTCGGCGCCTCCACCGATCACTTTCTCGACTGCTCGAAAGAGACCAGGTCGGGGCGCGAGAACTGGGAGTATCTGGTAGCTCGCATGCGATTTCCGGTCCAGAAATGCGAAGAAATAACAGCTTGGCTGGCTGAGCGCGGCAACCTCGACGAACAGCTCTGGACGACCCATCGCATCCTCTGGTGTCAGGATTTTGTCAATAATATCACGGATGTCTATTCGGGCAGAACAGGCGCATTGCCGTCCAGGCCATTTCCAGGGATATCCGGTCCGGAAACACCCTCCACGGGGGCATATCCGGCAAATCTATCCGCCGTGGAAGGCATATCCGGCAAATCTATCCCTATAGGAAGGGAGGGATTAAAGGAAGGGAGGGAGGAAATCCCCCCCTCTTCGGCTACGCCTTCGGACCCAAAAAGAACGGCTGCCGAGTTGTCGACAAAAGCAGACAGCGTCAAGGAGAACCCCATGATGATCGAACTGATGACTATTCACCGCAAGGCCACGGGAGGAGCCGAGCTGCCGAGCATCACCACCGACGAGGCACGCGAGTTGATGACGCTGTACCGCCGGCACGGAGACGCCGCTGTCGTCGCCGCCTACCGGCTCTGTCAGGCGAAGAAACCCGGAAAGGAAATGCGGTGGTTCTTGGAGGACTTCGGCAAGTACTTCGCGGAGAGCCAGAAGCCTGGGAAGAAAGAGGACCCGCCCTGCCCCGAGTGCCACGCGACCAGAGGCAGTCACACGGGCGTCTGCTCCAGGCACCCGGACAATGTCGCGGCAGCGGTGTCTCCTCCGCCTCCCGCGCCTCCGCCTGTCGCAGAGGTGGACACGTTCGAGGATGACCCGTTGCCGGGTCCTATAGCGCCGCTCTTCCCGGAGGCGACATGACGCGCCGTTCCTTTTCCGTCGACTGGACGATTGCCTCCATGGCGCCGTCGCACGCGAACCTCGTCCACGACTTGGTGCAGTACCTTCGGCTTGCCGGCTGGTACGTGATCGTGACGCCGAAGGGCGGCATAACAGGCGAGCCCGGCGTCTCTGATCTGCTGGCGTTCAAGGCGCGGCGCACGGTCTTTGTCGAGGCAAAGGTGGGGCGGGACAAGTTGCGACCAGAGCAGGAGCAGTTCCGCGAGTACGTGGAGCGCCAGGGGTTTGAGTACGTGGAGGCGCGCAACGTGCAGGACGTGGCGGATGCGATAGACAAAGAGGGAGGTTGAAACATGTGGCATCTCAAATGCGATGTATGCGGCAGGGAATGCGGGTACACCTGGATAAAGGTGATCGCAATCTATGCTTACTCGGCGATACCGGAGAACTTGTCTCCCAGAAAGACGCTGAACGTTTGTCATACATGCTGGGACAAGGCGAAGAACGCGCTGGAGGCGAAGGACGATCTGCCGCACGTGGAATCTGTTATCAAGCCAGGCATAGACGACTGAGGAGACTTTGTGATACAATTAAACATGGGAGGGGAATGTGGGAAAGAAGTCTATCAAGCGCAAGCCTGCATCTCACGGCAAGCACCCCGGCGGGCGCCCCCCGAAGTATGACCCCGATATTCATCCTGTTCTAGCTAAGATTTTGGCAAAGCAAGGATTGTCAGGCGAGGCTATAGCAAAGGCCATGACGATTGGGCAGACCACATTTCACTGTTGGCAAAAAAGGTATCAAGAGTTTCGGAAGGCATTAGCGGATGGGAAGACTTGGCCTGATGATATGGTCGAGGCTTCCCTGTTCCAACGCGCCATAGGCTACTCTCACCCTGCCATTAAGATCATGACCGTTGGCGGGAGGGTGAGACAAGTTCCTTACATCGAGCACTTCGCCCCCGACACGGGAGCTGCCGAGTTCTGGCTCACCAACCGGCGCCCAAAGGATTGGCGGCACAAGCAGGAGATCACCGGTGCCAATGGCGGGCCACTGACTATCCTGTTCGCCAAGGAATTGCAGGGTGTCTAAGTTCGCCTTCACCCCTAAGCAGCTGAAGGCCCTGGAGCTCCTACGCGACCCCGTAAACAAGCATGTACTCTTGGCAGGGGGTGCTCGATCTGGCAAAACGTACCTGCTTGTCCTTGCCGTTGTCAGCCGCGCCGCGCAGTATCCCGAGTCCCGACATTTGATAGCCCGCCTTCGATTCGCCCATGCAAAGCTGTCTATTTGGATGGACACGCTGCAAAAGGTGTTGCGTGATCATATCCCCAAGGGCGCCTATACTCTAAACGAGACTGACCATTACGCGCGCTTTGCCAACGGCTCGGAGGTCTGGATTGACGGTCTGGACGACAAGGACCGTGTTGACAAGATTTTAGGCCGTGAATACGCGACGATTTACTTCAACGAGATATCGCAATTGCCCTATGACACGGTTACCACGGTACTGACACGACTTTCTCAAAGCATCCCCGGATGCCGCAACATGGCATACTACGACTGCAACCCTGCTGGCAGGCTGCACTGGGCTAACAAGATATTCTTGCATGGCGAGCTGCCGGACGGGAAGCCATGCGGGCTAGGATATGCCTATCTCAAGGTCAACCCTGAGGACAACAGAGGCAACCTTCCGCCGCGGTACATCGAGGACATTCTTGAGCGCCTGCCAGAAATGAAGCGCAAGCGATTCTTGCTGGGCGAGTGGACAGACCCCGAGGGAACCATCTTTACGAATTGGGACGTCGCCGAGATCACGGATGAGATCATGTTGCACTCACGCCATACCTATGGCCTTGACTTTGGTTTCAGTGTTGACCCGGCTGTACTCACGGATATCTATGTCAACGGGGATGATGTGTGGATCGACGAATTGATCTACCAGACGCAATTGACAAACGACGATCTGGGGGAGATGATGAAAGCCCTGATAGTCGATGGTGTTACCGTGTGGGCTGACTGCGCAGAGCCGAAGAGTGTAGAGGAGCTCCGGCGCAAGTTTGGCTATCGTATTGAGGGCGCGTTGAAGGGACCGGACTCTGTGCGCGTGGGGATCGACTGGCTACTTTCAAAGCGCATTCACGTCACCGGACGCTCGGCCAACATCCAAATGGAACTCGCTAACTATACGTGGAAGGTGTCACGGGAGGGCGATATGAAGGCAGAACCGATTGACGACTACAACCACGCGATAGACAGTATTCGCTATGGATGTAGTGAAGGGATAGGGGAGCCGAACAGGGTGCTCCAGATATCGGACTGGGGCGCGGCGGAGCTGGGGTTGTGAGGGCGGAAGGAAAATAATGACCATAGAAGAGGGCAGAAAAAGAAAATGTACCGGGCCTAATTATCTGATACATGTCAAGAGGTCTGAGTACAGTAAGACTTACACTCGTCAGCATGAGGATAGGGAAGGTACTGTCGCTCGCTGTAAAATCATCAGGTTAATAATCTATCGTCCGATATTCCAATATAAGAAACAGAACGGTTGCAATAAGTGCGGTAATACCGATTTGCGCGTTTTGCATTTTCATCATCCGAGACCAACTGCCAAGGTGATGACTGTCGCTGACATGATGAATAAAAGGTTGCCCATTGAAGTGATTTGGGAAGAGATCAAAAAATGCGATCTACTCTGTTCTAATTGTCACGCTATAGAAACGCAGGGCATTGAACCCGATTTGGACTATTTGCCGACCATGGATGAAATGAGAATAGATCCAAGATATTTCACGAGCATCAGAAAAAGGCAACGTCATATATCAACGGCATAGGAATAGACGACTACGGCCGGGGAGGGGACCATGCAACTACAGAAGACCGACAAGACGACGCTGACGCCTGACGAAATCCTGACCTACATCGACGAGTACGAGAAAGCGCAAGTGAAGGAGTTCGACAAACTCTGGTCGTACTACAAGGGCGAGAACACGGCGATTATGTCACGCAAGGCCGCGGACCCGAATAGCCCGGACAACAAGGTGCCTATCGCCTACGCGCGGAAGATCATCAAGGATTTTGCGGGCTATGCCTACCGGCCGCGGTACATCACGTATAAGGCCGTCACGCCAAAGGCGGAACCGGGGGCGGAGGACACGGACACGGCGGACAAGGCATCCTCTCCAGCCGAAATCTATGTGAAGGAGCTTCAAGAGACCTTCAACCTGAATAGCGAGCACGTCAAAACTTCCCGAGCGGGACGCAACACGGGGATATTCGGCGTGTCCTATGAATTGCTTTACATCGACGCGGCTCTTGATGCAAAGATGGCAGTCAAGGCAGAGCCGCGGTTCTTCTCCGTGGACCCGCGCGAGATGATCTTGCTGTACGACTACTCCTCAGAGCCGCGGAAGGTCATGGCGATTCGCTTCTACCCGATCACGCCGGATCACTATAAGGTCGAGGTGTACTACCCTGAGCGCGTGGATCTGTACGACCGCAAGCGGGAGAAAGGCGGTTACAAATGGACGTTGACTGCTGATGGTGTGCAACCAAACTTCTTCGGGGAGATCCCCGTGGTAGCCTATTACTTTGGGGATGAGATGTTGGGTGTTATCGAACCAATCCTCCCGCTGGTTGATGCATACGACACGCTCATCAGCGATTCGATGAATGAGTATGACAAATTTGCCGCCGCCTACTTGATCATGAAAAACTTCGGGATCAGCGATATGATGAAAAAGAAAGAGCCGGGCGTTGTTTCTCAGGCGCTTGCCATGATGAAGCGCAAGCGAGTGTTCGAGAACGTGCCGAAAGACGCGGAGATCAGCTACCTGACAAAGGATATCCCTACCGAGTTCATAACGTTCATGTCAGACTTTATCCGTGATCAGATACATCTTCAGTCTCATGTTCCCGATTTCAAAAACATAGCAACAGGTACTTTGTCGGGGGCGGCAATCGAACGTCTCTTGTTCCCCCTGGAGAATCTGGTTAGTTCTGCGGAAGCCGACTTTGACACGGGGTTGATCGAGCGTATACGGATGATAACACTGATGTACGGCAAGGCAAAGCGCACTGTAGGCACGCCCGGAATGATAAGCATTTCCCACAAGCGCAACGTCCCGCTGGACATGAAGCAGTTTGCAGACACGGCGTTGACGATGAAGAATGCGGGATTTAGCCGTTACGTGATAGCCGATATCATGCCCGACGATATCATCCCTGATGTGGATGAGGAGTTGAAACGGCAGGATGAGGATGCGAATGCCCTCATGCCTGATATCAGCAACGTTCCAGCGCCGGACGAGAACGTGGATGCACAAGGCAATCCTGTAGACATGCAGGGAAAGCCGATGAACAAGAATGCGAAACCGATTGGAGGTGCGAAATGAGAGAAGAGGCGAAAGCAAGGGGCGTCAATGATTTCTCGGTTCCCGAGCGCACGAAGATCATTGCGGCATTCACCGCCGATGACATGCGGGGAGCATTCACTTCGGGCGCCGCATTCGCGCGGGCGCATCAGTTCATGCCGCCCGAGATGAACCCCGTGAAGGCGGCAGAGGAAGCGCTGGCAAACTGGCCGGACTGATGAAAATACTCGCATACGATTACGAGATCAAAGCGGTGCCGACTCCCATAGCTGACTCTACTCTATTTGGCCGGCATGATGGGCAGGATTTGACCATCCGTATCTGCACAGGCATGGATAGGCAGCACCAGGAATCGACTATGATCCATGAGGTTATCGAGTCGATTGTGTGGCAATTAAAACTCAAACTTGAAGAGGAACAAGTGATCGGCTTGGAGGTAGGGCTGTACAATGTTCTGCGGAACGTCGGGGTTGACCTTGGTCCGCTTATGAGCGAATTGGATCATGCCTGATTTGACCGCTCTGGAAAACGCGGCGGCAAAAGCACTGAGAGCGCGTGAGGCGTTGTACGAGCGCCGTGTAGCTTCCGTGTTGCGTAAGGCGCTGGATGAGATACGCGCGGCAATGGGCGTGATCTATGAGAAGTACGCTGTTGACGGCATTCTGAGCAAGGCCGCGATGACGCGGTACGCTCGGTACTCGGCGATGGAGACGAACATTGTCAGCAAGATGGACCCCGCGATCAAGGCGAGCATGGCGACGATGAAGCGGCTTTCTCCCGATCAGTACCAGGCTGCATTCTTTCGCTCGGCGTGGGCGATAGACAACGCTACCGGGATAAGTCTCAATTGGGGGATCATCAATACCGACGCGATCAAGGCGGCCTATGCAATAACCGATCCAGAGAACGAGGCTATGGCCGAGGCGCTGAAAAACTACTCCATGAAGGCGCGGGGCAAGATCAGGGTCGCTCTGAACAATGGGTTGGCGCAGGGGAAGTCGTATCAAGACATGATGCGCGATATCAAGGATGCGCTGAACAAGACTAACTTTGAGGCTATGCGGATCATCCGCACCGAGGGGCAGGGGGCGATAGCGGCAGGGACCGCGGATGCCTATGACAAGGCGCTAGAGGATGGTGTCGATGGTAGCGTGGTATGGTCGGCTACGCTGGACGAACGCACGCGGGACCAACACCAAGAGATGGACGGGCAGGTGCGTGACGCCGAGGGCCTGTTTCACTTCCCTAACGGGGAGACCGCGCCGTACCCTGCATGGGAAGGATTGTCGGCCGAGCAGAGAATAAATTGTAGGTGTAAGCTGCGCTTCGAGGTCGCGGGCTATTCCCCACAGTTGCGCCGCACGCGGGATCAGGGTATAATTCCTTACATGCCGTTTAACGAATGGGCGAAGGAAAATGGACCCATCGTTCGATAGATCGTCTTATGGAATAATCTATCTCGGACTCAATACTGCCAAAAGAAGACATCTTGAACTATTCCCCTTATCGGAGGAAGCCAAGGCGAGACTGCGGACTCTCAGGAAGAAAGCCGCGTAGATGAAGAATCAAGACACCACATCTAACACCGAGACATCCGCCACGTCTATCCTTGTGAGTCTTGTCGGCAGGGAAGGCGCAGAGAAATTTCTAAGGGAGTTTGGCGGCGAGGCTAAATACTGGCCGCGCAAGATCAAGGACGGGCGGGACGATATCATCAAGGCGCAATTCCATGAGATGCTTTCCACGGGCGGAACATGCATGTCCAGCTATAAGCAACTGGCGAAAAGACACGAATTGTCACCGCGACGGATTATGGCCATAGTGAACTGTTGACGTTTTGACATAGTAATTTCAACTCCCTTCCTGCTAAATTCCTCCAATCATGGAGGTACCTATGAAACGAATCACTTTTGTCTTGATTGCGATCCTTTGTGCCTTCTCACTGAACGCGCAGAAGATCACGCTGCTGCACGAGGGGGACACGCCGCTTGCAGGGCAGGCATGGCCGACGGTCTTCTCCCGCGCTGCCACACTCATCCAGGAGCGCTACCCCGGGGTGACTGTGGAGCTCATCCAGGGGACGCTACAGGGCGCGGTGGACATGACGCTGGAGACGATGATTGCCAGCGGCAACGCTCCGAACGTGGTGGCCATCACCGTCATGCGCTCATCGAAACTTTTCAAGGCCGGGCAGGCAATTGATTTGAAGGAGTACATTCCTGCCGACCTGAAAAAGTATGAGCCTGCAATCCTTGCGCGGACTACCAGGGACGGGCATGTCTATGCGCTTCCGCAGACCGTGGCTCCGCTTGGACTGAGCGTAAATGTGTCGCTTGCCGAGGAGGTGGGATTCAAGCTGCCGGCGCCGGGGAGTAATTGGACCATGGCGCAGTTCATGGAGTTTGCGAGGCTGGCAAAAACCAAGGGGAAATACGGCACCGTATTTTTCTCAGGGTCGAATCCCATTCCCTATGTCACGGCATGGTTTACTTCATTCGGTGTGGAGTTTTTCAAAAACAACGATTACTCAAAAGTGGCTATCAATTCCCCACAGATGCGCGCGACGCTCGCATGGTTGAAGGACATGATTGCCAAGGGTTACGCGGCACCGAATGCAAGCCAGCTCATTGACGACGACATGGTGTCCATCTTTGCAGAAGGCAAGGCAGCGGCACAGCCTATATTCCCGGACTTCCTCGGGGAGGTAGGGGCGAAGGTCAAGGCAGGCGCTATTCCCGAAGCATTCAAGTCTGCTTGGTATCCGTTCCCGCTTGCACCCGGGGTCAAGAGCACCGGAACATTCTTGAATTACGCCGCTGTCGTCGCCATGGACAAGAAGGACAAGCGGTTGAATCAGATCGGCGCGGAACTTGCGGTGCTCTGTTCGGATGAAGGATTTCAGAAGCAGATCGTCACTCAGGGATCCGGGGTTGCAAGCATCGTAGGCATGGCGAACACGAATACCGCGCGCAACATGCAGCAGCTCGCCGACGTGGTGAACAAGTACGGCGCCTATGACATGGGCGGGGAGACTCCGAAGTATCCCGCATTCCGCCCGGTGCTCATGCCGCTTCTGGCGCAATTCTTTGACGGCAAGATCGACGCTGAAAAGCTGATCAAGGATTATGAGAAGGCGGCGAACGAGGCGCTACAGTAAATGAACCGATCCGCCCTGTTGATACTGCCGAGTCTTGCATTGTGCGTGCTCTTTTTTATCCTTCCTATGGCGGTATCAGCAGTGGTCGGATTGTGGAAGATCGACTTTCAGGACAACGCATTCGTGGGCTTGCGCAATTACGTCACGGCACTGGGAGACGTGCGATTCATGGGGTCACTCGTTAATGGCTTGGCGTATGCGGTGCTGATAACGGTCGGCAACTTTGGGATAGGCATCCCGCTTGGCCTATTGGTTGCCGACCTTCCTAAGCGAATGCGCAAGAAGATACAGACAGCGCTCTATGTGCCTGGACTAGCCGCGGGGGTGATGATAGCGGCGCTGTGGATATGGGTTCTGCATCCTTTCACCGGCCCACTTGCTGGCATTATCAACGTATGGGCGAACCGATGGACGGCGATTGCGGCAATGAGCCTTGTCATAGTGGCGGCCGCGGCAAGCGGGAATGCAATGATCATATCGGTGCTTGCGGCATCCATCGGGGGCGACGTGCGGGAGGCGGCGCGGATCGACGGGGCGCGGGAGGGGCAGATACGGTGGCGCATCATCCTGCCGGGCATATCCAAGATTCTCGCGGCGCTGGTAATTCTCTCGATGATCGGTGCAACGCAAATATGGGAGACCATCCAGATTATCTCCCGCGCGCGGCCGCAGGGCGCATCGGGGTCCCCGGTGTGGCAGATATATGACACCGGATTTGCACAGGTGAAATATGGACTCGCCAGCGCGGAGACGGCGATCTACTTGGCGGCATTTGGGTTGATCATGCTCGCGGTAAGGAGAGTAAAAAGATGAGTTTTATCATAAAAGATGGAAAACCATACTGTCGCCATGCAACAAATGCCGGAACCATGGCTGAGGTAGTTCAAGGAAATGAAACTGATAGAAGTTTTCCAATAATATTTATGCATGGCGAATATCCTCTCTTGAATGTAGGAGATGGGCTTTGGGCATGCCCTGAATGTAATCTTGTTTATCATAAGACTGGATTATTCAAATAATGAAGCACCTCCTGTTTTGCATAAAGCAACATCCCGGATATGTCTGTGTTTCTATTGGTACAGAACAAGATCCGGTAATATGGGCTTTCATAGTGAGGATGAATTGAAGCGCCTTCCCTGGCTACTTGTCGCTGTCTTTTACGTTCCGCTTATTTGCATGGCCTTGCTATCTCTCGGCACAGGGTTGGGCGCAAGGTTCGTTAATCTACGCACGATCAACTTTGCCGAAATGTCACTCGGCAACTATGCGGCGCTTTCAAGGGCTGGACCTGTGGCGCGCTGGTACGCCAATACCATGATTTACGCTGCTGTGGTAGCAATCGGTAGCGGCATACTTGCGCTCGCTGGCGGGTTTGCCATGGTGAAGATGAAGGCACGGCTGCGTCGGCTTACTCTGGTAATACTAGTAATCGCCATGGCTATTCCTTCAACCGTGATCATCATCCCTTTGTTTCTGGAAATGCGTTACATGGGAATATCGGGACTGCCTGCCGTCATGCTCAAAAGTCTTGCCGTTCCATCAGGGATCATCATCGCATGGCAATTCTTGAAAAGCATGCCTGATGGATATTTCGAGGCGGCGGTACTCGATGGGGCTACTGACCTTCAAACACTCTGGCATATCGTGCTGCCTATTTCTAAGCCTGTCTTTGCTCTGACTGCCATAGGCAAGGGTATGGAGTTTATGGGCGACTATCTCTGGCAGTCGATCAATCTTATTTCCCCAAAAATGCAGACGGTGGTTGTCGCATTCACCAATCAAATATGGACTGTGGCAAGCAGCGTCGGCGGAACTGAAAGCATGATAAATATCAAGATGGCAATGGGCGTGGGGATGTTCATTCCTACGCTACTCATATTTCTGGCAGGGCGAAAGCATTTGATGGACTACACGGTTGATGGAGGGGTGAAGGGATGACAGCAGCTTTGATTTGCGCGCGCGGAGGGTCGAAACGATTGCCGAGGAAAAATGTCAAGCTATTCTGCGGGCACCCACTGTTTGCATGGGCTATCATTCAGGCGCGGGAATCGCACCTGATCGACGCGGTATATGTCAGTACCGACGACGATGAGATAGCGGACATCACAAACCAGTACGGCGCACAAGTGATCCGCCGTCCCGACTGGCCGGACGCGAACGAGGCGGCGGCGTGCAGGCCGATGGTCCATGGCATCAGGCAGATCATGCGCGAGCATGGGACTGACTTCGACACGGTGTTGACGATCCTCCCGACGAATCCGCTCAATCTCCCCGGGGACTTTGACAATGGCATCCGGATGTATCGCTCCATCGGGGCTGATTGTATCCGACCGCTGCGGCCAATGCGGGAAATGGTGCTACTGAAAGACCTTGGAAGAAACAGGGCGCATACCATGCTCTTTGATAAGCGGTATGGGTATCTCGGGGAGGCGGGATTCTGGATTGTTACTTCCCCGGCTTGGTATCTGTGGTATCAGGACACCGACGAATCAGACCTTGACAAAGACATGGACAGGGAAGCGGCGAAGTCGGATCAGGCGGGGACCACGCTCTACTACTTTCCATCGGAGCCATGGCAGTGGGTTGATGTCGATACCCTTGTCGAGTTTGAGATGGGGGAGCTGGCCATGGAGAAGTTCATCCTCAAAGGACGCGGACCGATGGTCTACCAGGAATACGGGGCTACGAAGCAGAAGAGCGCATCCGTGCTGGCAAGATTTGCCGGCAATCTAAATCAGCAATAAGGAGAGAGCAATGTCTGACCAATTGGCAACAGGCGCGGTTGACGGGATGACATCGACGATAGAGAAGCCCGTCGAAAAAAACGAAAGGACAATCCGCTCGTTTTCCGGCGCATACAACGAAGGAACGAAACACAAGCAACTCATAATCGAGGAGTGCAACAGCGCCGAGAACTGGACGCCCATCGTGGAGGCGTTCAAAGCAGGGCGCGCGCGGGACATCTCCGATGAGCCGAAGGTGGACAAGGTGCCTTGCGTTATCATCGGTTCGGGGCCGTCACTGGACCACTCGATCAAGCATTTGAAGCAGTGGAAGGGAGGGATACTATGCAGCACGTCTCATGCGCTCACCCTCATGTACCATGGGATCGAGCCGACGCATATCGTGTGCCTTGACCCGTTCTCCGGGTGGGATGAGATCAAGGGCGTGGATTGGAGCAAGACGCGGACGAAGCTCGTGCTTCACCCCGGGATCACTCCCGAGATGGTTGCGACCTGGCCGGGCGAAATGCTGCTCTATATTCAGGACAACGGGCATCCGGATTCATTTTACGAGACGACGCAGAAACGCATGTATACCTGGCGTGATGGGCCGCCGCGGAATCCGACGTTCCACTTCTACATCAGGACAAAGATCACGATCTTTGCGTGCAGCCCACCCATGCAGATGTTCGTTGCGGATCGGTTGGGGTACGGCACGGTGTTTCTCTGCGGATGCGATTACGGTTTCCCGCACAATAAGGAACGCTTCACCGGCTACACGGTGGGCGATGACGGGAAGTGGATCACGCACGAGCACCCGTATACACCGGCGGACGGCAAGGTAATGACGAATAGCGGGGTACTGACTGCCGAGATGCATTTGTACTACAAGAAGAACCACATCAGCGCGTGGCGGCTGTCCCATCAGCAGATGTACTCCACGGACCAAGGGATTATGTGCGAGGTGCCGTTTACCAACGTGGAGAAGATGATCCAGAAACAGGGGTTGAACTACCCGACGCAGAGCCACGAGATGATCGAGAGGATCACGGAGCGGTACCTTGCGAGCGTGGGGGCGTTTGTCGTCGTGACTGACAACGGGGTAGCGTTCATCGAGAGCGAGAATCCGCTACAGGACCTGCCGGCATTCATGGCGGGGATCGAGCGGCAGTACAAGTGTGACAAATGCTCTGCGCAATCCTTGGCGAATGACGAGAAGGACCACACCGGCGAGGCATGCCCGGAGTGCAAGGATGGGAAGATACTGCGCTCGGTGGGGATCGACGTGGCAGGGAACATGGCGCGGGTGGAGAAGCTGCTGGCGCTTGTGAAGGCGCGGCAGGCCGTGAAGTGAGTACCCGTCTAAAACTATGGTATCATGGCATATATCTTCGATCCCGACATTGGCGATCCATTCGCACCATGATGTTATCGGAAGCTCATCATGAATGCCAAATTTGCTCCGAAAAGAAAAATCTAGATGTTCACCACAAAAATTATAACCATCTCTGGAATGAAGGATATTCTGACTTGCTCGTTCTTTGTAGGGATTGCCATAAGAGATGTGCGCACAAATTGGGGGGGGAGAAAAAATCATTTATCAAATCAATGCTTGGTGCGTTATTATGGCGTTCCTCGAAAAAAAAGATAACGAATGGTCCCGAAACGCTCCCTGATCTTGATGAAATATCCAAGAGATTACATGCAGACAACCGCCCGGGCTGCAGGAAGGCGATATGACGACGACAACGGGCTCATCAATCGGCGAGTATCTGGCATGGATCGAGGGGGAGCTTGCCAAACGGCAGTATGGCGAGGTTGCGATCAGGTTTAAGGTTCACGCGGGGCAAGTGGTGGACGTGCGGCGGGAGAGCGTGGATTGCGACCATTTCACCCTTGAGGAGAAGTCTTGACAACCCGGCAGGAATGGCGTACTGTTTAGCTTAACGTGCGAATGCGGGAGGGGTTTTCCTCCTTTGCTTCTCCCGCAGGACTTAGAGCACCCGATCCGAAAACGGAAGGGCGCATTCGAGAGAAATCTCGGTGCGCCCTTTTTTTATTGCACCCGGGGATGATCCTCGGGGGCTGTGCGAAATCCAAAGCGGAGGCTCGATGTTCGAGTCGCCAAGGAGAAGGGACATGGAAGGGATTACTGAGGTCAAGGCGTTCTTGGAAAAGAACAAGGATACCGAGGAAGTCAAGGCATTGATGGCATCCTACGCGGCTATCACGGAGGAGCGACTCGGAGAATTTCTCAAAGTCAAAGAGAACTTTGAGAGTGTGCGGAGTCACTTCGATCGATACGCCGAGAAGGCTGTCAAGACGCATGACGAAAAGAAGCGTGCGGAGATCGACGAGGAGATCAGCAAGAAGGTTGCGGAGCTGGGGAAGAAAGAGAAGATGACCGTCGCCGATGAGGTAGCCGAGATCAAGAAACGACTCGACTCCAAAGACGGCGAGCTCGCGCGCGAGCGTGTTTTACGCCAGCTTGAAGCCGAAGCCGCTTCACGGAAACTTGTTCTGAAAGACGAGCTTGACATCGACAATCCCAAACTGACCCTCGAAAGCGGGATCGAAAGACTGGACGCCAGGGTGAAACGGTACGCGGAAGTCGAGAGCAAGAAGGCGAATGAACTTCTGGCAGGCGGCTTCAAACCGGGATCTGGCAACAATGGTGGGGGAGGGGAATCCAAGGTGGACGTATCCAAGATGGATTCCAAGCAGCGCATGGCATACGAAATTGCCGAAGCTGAAAAGCGTGACGCTGCAACGAGAAAATAACGGGAGGGAATCATGGGAGTAGAGAATTTCGTTCCTGAGATGTGGAGCGCTTCGCTTTTTGTGAAACTCCGCAAATCGCTGATTTTCGGGGCACTGTGCCAGCGGACCTATGAGGGAGAAATCGCTCGGTTCGGCGACACGGTGAAGATCAACGAAATAGGGCCGGTGACGGTTACTGCCTATACCAAGGGCGCAACCCTCAGCTACGAGAGCCTGTCCAGCGCGCAGAAGGAATTGAAGATCGACCAGGCGTCGAGTTTCGCCTTCAAGATCGACGACATCGATATCGCACAGGCGCAGTCAACCCCGTCGCTGATGGACGGTGCCATGAGCGACGCAGCCTACAGGATCGCTGACACCATCGACGCCTATATCGCGGGGCTGTATGCGCAGGCGGGGGCGACGCCTTCCGCGACGACCTACATCGGCGCATCGGGCGGCTCGCTTTCCGTCTCCTCGGGGAACGTCATCGAGACGTTCACCTATGCACAGCGGTACCTGAGCGAGAAGAACGTGCCAACGGGCGGCAGGTGGATAACGGTCCCGTCGTGGCTGGTGCAGAAACTCACGATTGCTGCAACAGGCGCGGTTTCGGCAATCGGAGTGCCGAAGCTCCAGAGTGACGGCGCTCTGGTCAACGGATATATCGGTCACCTCCTGGGATTCGACATCTACGAGTCTCAGAACATATCCAACAACGGAACCCAGTACCGCATCATGTGCGGAACCAGGAACGCAATCGGCTACGCGGGACAGGTGACCGAAGTCGAAAGATTGCGTATTCAGACTACGTTTGCTACCGCGGCGCGCGGACTGTACGTCTACGGCGCAAAGGTGACGGCTCCCGAGGAGCTGCTTACCCTCTACCTTGCAGAAGCGGCCGGGTAAGGAAAGGAGAATACCATGGGAAACAAAACCATCAATCCCGTTACCCCGCTTATCACGGGGGGCACAGTTACCGAAGTCGCCACTGGGGCAACGACCGAGAATGTCATCATCACCGCCACCACGGCGCAGTCGGTACTTGACCTTTCAAAGCTGGTCGTGAGGTTCCAGAACTACGGTTCTGCCGAAACCACGATCACCGCGAAAAAGGGCGACGACTACTCTGCTGTGGGCATCGGCAACGCGGCAGCGGTAACGCTGGGGACCTCGGGCAGCGCGACGGCCATCCTCATCATAGGAGGGGGCAGCTTCGAGTCGGCCCGGTTCCAGACTTCAAGCGATACCGTGATCTTCGCTCTGGGGACGACCGCGTCGTCCGTGTACGTCTCGGCGTTCATGCTTCCGTAAGCAACAGGGGGTCCCCTGCGGGCTCCCTGATTTCAAGGAGGCGGCATGATAATTTCCGGTAGCGAATGTACTGCTTACAGCTCGATCTCTGCCTCCGCCGGCACCATCACGGCAAGCGGTCTCATTCCCATTGTCCAAGAACGCATCACGATGATGACGAACAATTTCTTCCTCACTGATTTATGCCTACAGGATCAAGTTACGTTCAACGGCACGGCAAGGACGATCATTGCTGCATCGGGGGACTATGACTCTGTCAACTTCCTCGCGGGTGACGATATCATGGTTTACAACAGCTATCGCAACGATGGCTATTTCACCCTCGATTCTGTGAGCGGATCGACGTTGACGGTGATCAGCGGGCAGACGGTGGTGGGAGAATTGTCCTGCCGGAGCGTGCTGATATCAATTGTCAAATGGCCGGTGGCGGTGAAGCAGACGGCGGCGTTGATGATTCAATATGACTACGATGTGCGACCGAAGGCGTCGGCGAATCTGAAATCGCACACCCTCGGGCCGTTCAGTGAGACTTTCTCCTCAGGGGAGGAGGATCAAATGGGCTACCCTCGCAAAATCACGGATGCCCTGATCCCCTTCCGAATGGCAAGGTTATTTTGATGCTGTCCGACATGCTGAATCTTACAGGCGTGACGGTATCGCGGGAAACGGTGACCTCGGATGGCATGGGGGGCAACACGACCTCCGTGGAGACGACGATCCTTTCCGCTGCCGCGATCTGGCAGGCGGGGAGCGCCAACCGCTGGATGTCAGACCGGCTCACGCGCGCGAGCACGCATGTACTTGCCTGTGTGCCTTCTGCCTACGCTTGGACGCAGGACGATAGGCAGGTGACCTATGACGGGGCAACGTACAAGATCATCGGACGGCCGGATGATGTGATGAACAACGGGGAGTTGCTTGTCGTGCCTTTGGAGCTGCAATCGTGATGAAGTCAACGGTCTCCCAGCAGTGGCACGGCGAGGAAGTCAAGATCATGGGCAAGAAGGTTGTCGGCAGGAGCGCCTATGAGATAGGGCTTGTCGTCGAGGGGCAGGCGAAGGAACTTTGTCCAGTGGATACCGGGAGACTCGCGGGGAGTATCACCACGCAATCGTCCACAGAGGGTACATCCCCCAAGTCTCCCGCTATTTCATCGGATGTGATCCAGAAACCGAATGATGCCATGGAGGTGCTTGTCGGAACGCCGGTCGAGTACGGACCGCACATGGAATTCGGAACTATCAAAACCGATGCACAGCCGTTCCTGAGACCGGCGCTCCAACTGGCACAGGGGAAGGTTCTCACCATCGTCGAGCGGAACGCGAAGATGCACTTCAAAACCTACCTACAGGAGCACGACAGTTATCTTAGGAGTCGTGGATTATGAGAAATAGAAACGGACCTCCTGTAATCTACAAGATCATTAATCTAGTGAGGAGAAGTTTGCTTCACGTTTACAAAGAGGGAGAAGTGGCATGAAGCCCTATCAGGTAATCGGGGTCAGTCTCATAGGGGCATCGGCGGTTACGTCCATCACCACGGCGAATAGGATAACGCACGGGATGCGGCCTCAGACCTCTGCTCTCTCTGCGCTGCCGTGCATCAATTACTACGAGATGCCCGGGGGCAGACGGAACGGAATCGGCTCGACGACATTCTCCATCAATTGCCGGGCGGTCACCGCTGACACTGCGCTGAATCTTGCGGAGAAAGTGATCGAGCTTTTCAACGGTTCCTCGGGGACGGGCGTCTACGGGGACGGCGGGTCAGCTGGGAATCTGTTCCAAGTTGCGCGGGTGTCACTTAGGAATCACAACGGGCTTATACCGGAACCTGATAGCAGTTGCTACAACGTGCCGGTGGATATTCTTTTGACGTATCCGTTGGATACGGTCAGCTAAATCAGGGAGGTAGTATGGCGTACCATCAGAACACATCCGTTGACAGCGCAAAGTTGATCCTCGGCAACTACAAGATCGAGACCTCGGCGAGCTCGGGGGGAACTTTTGTCAATCTGGGCGCGGGCATGGTATCGAAGTTCGGGCACAACATTACCATGTACAAGACGCAGGCCGGGAACGCGCCGGACCCCGTGGAAGGCGTAGCCGATGAGACCTTCACCATCGACTGTGAACTCATCGAGTATGATGCCTCGGTACTTTCGGCAATCTCCGGCGGGGCGATCAGCGCGGACACCACCTCATCGTCAGTGCAGACGGTCATCAATGGCGGCGGAAACAGCGTGATCACGGATCGGGCATTCCGTTTGACGAACACTAGGATCATCAGCGGGGCAACGAAAACGACCGTGATTCTTACCTATAAGGCGCATCTGACTGCGGGACTCCAGTTCACCGCAAAATCAGACAACGATGCTGACCCGATCACCATCATGCCCATTGCAATTGAGGCGAAGGTCGATTCGACGCGCAGCGCCGGGTCTCAACTCTTCTCCATAACGAAGACAGTCTAATGTCAGACATGACTGATATCGTTGACCTGGACATCCTGCGGCCGAAGCGCAAATGCGTGCGGCTCGCAAACAAGACCATCGACGTTTCAATGATCCCCTGCGGGATAACATTCGAGATCGACCAGATTGTGCGCGACTTGATGAAGTTGGACCAGAAACAAATCAAAGAGGGCGGTACCGTAACGCGGGACGCGCTGGACCTGACCATCAAGCTGTGTGCGACTTTCGCAAGGGTGAACAATCCCGAGATGACAGAGGCATGGTTTCGCGCGAACGTGGATGCCGTGCAGACACAGAAGATGGCCGAGATCATCAAGGATGCTCTCCTGCGATCCTATGAGGGGGTTCGGGAGTACGGAAAAAACTGAGCGGGGGCGGGGGTGACGGCAAGGTTCACCTCGGCCCCCTGTTTGTGGGCATGGCCCTGATGTATCCGTGGGCCACGAAAGAATATCTTTTGTGGCAGATGTCACTCGGCCAGATAATCCTCTACTACAATCTGGGGAGTGACGCGAAATATGGTAAGGGTGAAGGGGAGACGCCGAGTTTGAAGAACATGCCGCCCGATGAACTAAAGAAACTCAGAGATGAACTCAGGGCGCAGTACGGGGAGATAGGCTGATGGGCGGCGCATTGGGGGACATGGTCGTAAGAATTGTAGCAGACAACTCCAAATTTGATTCTGACATTGATGCCAGTGAAAGAAAATTCAAAACCTCCTCGGCCGCAATAGTAAAAAGTGCGGAATCTATAGCTGACAAGTTTCGTGTCCTGGATGGGGAAGCGGCGGTATGGGGAAAGTCAGTCGATCTTATTCAACAGAAACAAGAGGCATTGAAAAATGAGATAACCGAACTGTTGAAAAAGGGTGTAGACCCACTAGATAAATCAATCGTTGACCTGAATCAAGAATACTTTCGTCTTGGAAAAGAAGCGGAAGATTTAGCCAATCATCAAAAGACTCTAAAGGTCTCTATGGAGGACCTTACAAAGATAGGGAAAACATTTTCCCTTGTTTTTACTGCGCCTATCGTGGCCGCTGGTGGGCTTGCGGTAAAAAGTTTCTCTGAAGCGGAAGCGGCAACCAAGCGACTCAGCGGCGCCATAGAGTTGGCGGGTACATTCACGGCGGGTGCGACGGAACGTCTTTCCGATTTTGCTACCGGGTTGATGAAGACTACCGGGGTGTCGGATGAGTTGATCCGGAACCTTATGGCGCAAGCTATTGCGATGGGGCGGACCGAGGAGGAAGCGAAAAAGCTTGCAAGTGCCGCCGTTGATATCGCCGCGCGCGGGATCCTGCCCCTTGATGCCGCATTCGAGGCACTGCAAGTCACCTATGAGGGACTTTCTCCACGCAGTAAGGAGCTCCGGGCAATCACGGGAGACTTGACTGAGGCGCAATTGAGGGCAGGTGTCGCTGTCGATAGGGTAGCCGAAGCAGTCAAGGGTGCCGGCGCGGAAATGCGCAACACCACGGAAGGCAGCGCGAAGAATTTCAAAAACAGCATGGACGAGCTCGGGGAATCCTTCGGTGCGGTGATAGCCCCGGCATTCAACAAACTCATCAACACGATAGCGGGACTTGCGGATAGTTTCGCCGCACTGGACATACCGACAAAGAGTGCCATTATAGCGGGAGCAGGTGTTCTTGCCGTAGCCGGTCCCCTCCTTATCATCATCCCCAAGATTGTGACGGCTGTCCGGGCTATGGGGACTGCCTTCGAAACCTCCGCGGGCCCCATCGGTATTGTGGTGGCTGCCGTAGCCCTCCTTGTCGCTGAAATAGCAGGAATTGTCGCCGCATCAAGAGCATTCAAGGACGAACAGAAACTCGTTGATGGAGCAATAGCGGGAACCCTGACGTCGGCGCAGGATTACAATCAGGCTCTGGCCGTCATGAAATCGCGATATGAGGACATCGCAAACAAAGCCAACCCGATGGTAGTCGGGCCGCGGGAGGCTGCAAGGAATAAGACGGCGGCGGCTGAGCAATTGGCAGCCTTAGAACTCCAGATCGAGGCTGTTGAACGTCTCATGCATGCGCAGACAGCAAAAGACACAAAAGCCGCTACTGACACTATAGCGAAGGCATTAGCGGATACTAAGGCAGCTTCGGATAAGGTGATTTCGGATGCTATTGCGGCATCGGCGGCGGACGCGGCGGTCAAGGCGAAACTTGCTGGCGACAAAACTCTAATGGATAGTGCCGATGAAATAGAAAAGAATAGAAAGGAAATACAAAGTAAGATTTTAGCAGATGAAAATGAATTGAGAGAATTAATAATTGAAGGCACTCGCAATGCCGAGGATGCCAAGGCGGTTTACTATGCGGGTGTTGAAAAAACCGCCAAAGAAGCAGCAGATTATCTCGCAGGATTGGATAAAGACCAGAGGGATCAGGAAATCAAGAATGCGCGTGATGTTGAAGAGGCTCGGATTGCCTCAGAGGATAAAATCGCAGAGGCCGAGAAGGCGGCGCGTGCGAAAGCGGTTAGCGACTGGCATGGCTATGGCGCGCAGATCGTTTCCATCATCTCCACCATCCTCGACGCTATCAATGCCCAGAACGCGCGGGAACTGGCGGCCAAGATTGTCCTGTTGGACGCTGAAACCAAGGCGACGCTGGACGCACTGGACAAGCAGACCAGCGCGAAATTGGCGGCCCTGGACACAGAACTCCAGGCGGCCCTGTGGGCCAAGGGTCTTGCCTCGGCGGCCACGGAAGAACAGTACCGCGCAGAGATAACGGCTGCCCTCGCCGCGGGTGACACGGAGAAGGCCGCGGCCCTGCAGAAATCCCTCGATACCCTGCTAATCACACAGCAGTACGAGGAAAAGAAGGCGGCCATCGAAGCCGCGGCCGCAATCGTGAAGGCCGCCTTGGATAAGGAAACGCAAAACAAGATATTGAAATTACAATATGATGCTGACCATGCAGCATGGGTGGGACAAGGAATAACTTTGCTATTCAAATCGGCTTTGGCAATAATCGAAGCATACGTAACAGGCGGAGTCGTTGGCGCCGCTTTGGCAACTGCGGCCGGGCTAGCAGCGGGTGCGGCATATTTTGGTGGTGAACCCAAATTAAAACAATTGGCCAAAGGTGGCATTATCCCAGCGACCCCCGGAGGTATGCTTGTGCGTGCAGGTGAGGCCGGACAGGCAGAGGCCATTATTCCCCTCGACCAATATCTACCCAACCGTGCGACCGGTGGCGGGGGCGGAGGGGAGGGCATGCTGGTGCATTTTGTTTTCAACATGGATTCCCGCCCGATCCTGGACAAGATTTTCCCGGCTACGCGGAACCGTACCGTTATTATCCACCCCAATGGACTGGCAACCTCATGAGAATGGCCTATCTCAATCTCATCGACGACATCGCGGCCTCTGCCTTCACGGCCTTGGGGTCTGCCGTTGGCTACCCGATAGAAAACGTGCAGGAGCAGCGGCTTTCTGTGCGGTGGCGGAGCGCGGCGGTGACTGCGCAGACTGTCATCATAGACTTCGGGACCGAGCAGACCGTGACGACGGCGGCGATCCTTGGGCACAACATCTCGTCATCGGCGACGGCTTCAAGCATTCTCCTCTCGGCGCGGGCTGACACGGGCTTCACGGCGGGGAACGTGATTGCCACGCTGACGCGGAATGAGAATGCCATCTTGAAGTTCTTCACCGGCGCGCCATTCCGCTATTTCCAGTTCTCCATCGATGATCCGTCGAACACGGACGGGTACCTTGATATCGGGCGCTTGTGGCTCGGAGATTACATCACGGTGTCCCCGTCATCGCTCCTGGGCTTCACGGTCATCAAGCGCAGGTCCGACATGGTGTCCTTCGGGAAGAATCGGCAGAAGTTTGCGACGCCGGGAGAGAACTGGCGACGGTTTGAGTTTGCCTTCCCGCCTACTGGGGGATCGGCGCTCACGGCGATCCAGACCATGTACGATGCGGTGGGGAATCACTCGGCATTCGTGTTCACGAACCTCGACACCGACTATTCATATCCCCTCGTGTATCCCTGTTACGTCAGCATCGACGGGGACTTGACGTTCACGCATGACAAGTACCAGCGGTATGCTTACGGGCTGCAAATGGAGGAGTGCAAGTGAGTGTAGTACAGATACCTACATCCGTCACGATAATTTCATCGCTGAAAGGCTTTCAAGGAATCTCGCTTACCAACTACACGACCTCCGCGCTCTCCGCGATTGCGAGCGGGAGCGTGCTGGAAGTGGCCGGGGCGTTCTTCCACTGGACGGGCGACGAGACTCCGAATGCCTCCTCTTGGACCGCCATCACCACGGCGACCTCGCCTTACCTACAGTGCGTGCCGAGCGGGAGCGCGGGGACGCAGATTCTCACCTCCTCGTGGACGACCTCTGCCCCGACCTGGCGGACAGACATGCAAGGATGGTATGCGAGTGCGGGAAGCTCAACGCGCATAATCGGGTTTGCCTACAAGGTTGGTCCCACAAGTCAGGAGGGGAAGGAGCTGCTGGGACCGCTCACGGCGAGCCTTGGCAAGCTCCACCACCTGCCGCTGGGGAATACGACGACCAGAATCCTTTACGGTCCCACACCTCCTCCAACCGAACTCAACTGGACGGCGGCCATAACGGGAGCCGGGATTGTTGGAATCCCAGCGGGCGCCCTGGGGATACGAGCCAAAGGATATTTGCTAACGTATGCAACCGCAGCGGGCATCGCCGAATTAATAGTAGGATTCTCGGATAATAATCTAAATGCACCCACTCTTGGGACCGCACATCCTACTCTTTTGGGAAGATTGAAGGCGGCAAATACAGCAGACACAGTAGCCCCATGTTTCGAGATGGACATTCCACTCGATTCACTCAAAAAGTTTTATGCCTACACGTTTGAGACTGTCAATGTATTCGTGGGGAGTTGCTCATTAGAAGTTGTGGCTGTCGGCTTCTACATGGGGGACTGAGTGACCTTCGCCGAACACGCCGCAAAGTCAGTATCCGATGCTCGCGTTCTCGCGCAGATTGACATTGTATCTCTGAATTCTCAATGGGTGAACGCCGGAGCGGGCATCTGGAAAATGAACACTGACGGCCTCTATCCCGAGGTGGACGATTCCCTTCTCGACGGCTTCACGGCGCAAACGGCTTTCACGGACATCGGCTCGGTGACCGTGGATGCCATTCTCCAAACCGCCGTCGCATCCCTCGGCGCTCTCACGGATACCATGGGCGCCTACTATTGGGACAACGCGAACAATGATTTCTATATCTGCCTTGCCGCCTACCAGGAGCCATGGGTTCACACAATCCTCCTCGGCGTGATTCATGGCTATTCGTTTGACGAGTTCACCCCCGCAGGGTCTAACTCTCTCTATGAGGGCCGCCTACTCGGCTCGCCATCAGTGGAGCAGGCCCGCGACCCCCTATTCTGGGGGAAACTGCAATTCAACCTCGGCGGCTTCTCCCTCATCAACGCGGACGGTGCCTATGACGGTTTCGCCAGGGATAACAATGTCTATGGCAACGAGGCCCGCTTCTATTTTGGGTTCAAGCAACTGGACATTGCCGATTACCTCCGCATCCATTCGGGCACGATTCAGGATATAGATGTCGGCGAGGAGGAGATCGGGATCACCTTGGCCGACAAGCGGGCGCAGTTGTCGAAGCCCATCCAGTATCAGTGCACGGCCCTTAATGCGCTTGACGCCATCGTGGAAATCCTCGGGCAGTCTTACAACGTGCAGTACAACGCCACATACTATGACACCACAGCATGGGCCGCCGCGCAGGCGCTGGTCCCCGTCATAACAATCGATATGAAGGAAGAGCGGCCGACCATCGATGTCATAGAGGACATCTGCGGCAGCGTCTTTGGATTGTTCAAGATAGAAGCAGACAACCGCTTCTCGGCGAAGATCGTGGACACCACCGCTTCCTCGCTGACTACCATCGTCGCCGCCGACATCATCAACCATCACACTGTCGGCTACAAGTCAGGAGAGGTCATTTCTTCCGTGAAGGTCGGCTACGCCAAGGACTGGGACTCCGATTACGTTTCTCCTTATACCTTCTTGACCGACACCTCGCGTGAGAATGCGGTCTATCTCAAGTACAAGACCTATAACCAGAAAACGTTCTATACGCTCTTGACCACCTTCGCCGACGCGCAGGCCTTCGCGATGAAGATTCTGGACTACGCCCAGGATGTCCATGGCCAAGGGGAACTGGTGGTGCCGATGAAGTACTATCCCTGCAACGTCGGGGACATGGTGGACGCCGTGATCGACAGGGAAGGGGCGACAATGCTGGGGACGCAAAAGGTGGAACTCCTGAGCAAGCGCTACAACCTCCGGGAAGCGAACCTTGGCTTCCGGTATAGGATAACTTGATGCCAAACCTTGAACAGATGGACCGGGACGTCAAGCAACTCATCACCAACCTGCGGCAGGTGGACGCTATTCACGGCAGTTGGGGGCTGGAGGTTTCCGCCTCCCATGCGGTGGGCAACGGGGATCATTATTCCGTCTACATGGGTACCACGGGCGCCGCCGGCATAACAGGGACCGTTCCCGCCGCCGGGGTCGCCAACCTATTCCGTACCCTCACCTTCGTCAAAGTGGATGCAGGTGCGGGGACCTACGCGGTGGCGGGGTTGGGCGGAGTCAACGACACGCTGTACCTCATCGGCCAAGGGGATAACTTCACCATCCAGAGTGATGGCACGGCATGGCGGGTGCGGTCAGGGGTGGGAGCCCCCGTCTCCGGCGAGCCGAGCGCGGGAACTTGGCATGACGTTTCTTCTCCTATTGATGCGTGGCTGATAAACGGACAAGTGATATCTGTAGGGACATGGTACACGGCGACATTTCCTATCGGGGCTGGGGCGGGAAAGTGCCCTGTTGGTACAAAGAAGGTCAAATGCTTTTTGCAATATCTTGCCCCGGCGGCGGGGTCGGACAATGTCAGCTACAGACTGTTTGGCGTGGGTGGGACAAATATAGCTCGGAATGTCGCAGTCGCCTTGACATCAAGTTGGGGTGGCGGACAGATCGAGGTGCCAGTAGATTCTTCCGGTAGGGTAGATTTTACGGCAGGCAGGGCGGGCACGTTGTATATCGCCAATGCGGTGGCATATTCGGCATGACCCCCGGCAAGGAGACAGCATGAGCGACAGGGAGGCGAGGTGACAGAGAAGCAAGCGGAACTTTTGCAGCAGGTCGCCACCGATGTAGCCGTGATCAAGGTGCGGACGGAGGGACTCTCGGGCGACGTGGCCGAAATCAAGGAATGGAAGAATAGCCATCCCCGGAAGTGTCCACTGCCCGGCCATATCGAGCAGACTGTCGATAGCCCGAAGGAGCGCAAGATCAGCGGGTGGAGCATCTTCGCGGCCGTCATCGGGGCGATAGGGGTGATCGGCTCACTCGCCGTGGCGGTACTGAAATGAAGGCCATCATCTACCGCCCGGGCTGGCAGGAACTCTACCAGACGGACCCCGAGTTCGCGGTCATCCCGCGCATGCGCCCCAGCGGCTGTTACTTCATGTCCATCGTGCGCGCGCTCGCTTGCCATTACAATCTGCCATACACGCATGAGCGAGTGCAGCGCCTCTTCCTCGGGGAGATCGGCGATGGTGATGTGGATGTCTCGAATGAGATGTTCGTCGGCGACCCCCAGGACCTCATCGATGATCTGGTGGGCAGCGATAGGGTCCTGTTTTGCGGCGAGCGCCCCGCTGCATACGTCTGCAAAGACAACGAGATCGAGGCCTGCTGCTGGCACCTGGCGCCGCACACGTACAAGCATTTCGTCCAGGGCAACGGCAAAGGCATCACGATTTACGATCCGTGGGGCCCTGCTGGAAGCGACAGCGTGAGCGATGGAGTACTCCTCAGCAAACGCGTCGCACGGATGCTATAGGGGAGGGGACAATGGATTGGTCAACGATTTTGCGGCGGTTTGCGAGCGAGATCGACGTGCTGCTGGTGGCAGGCATCATCCTGATCGTCATGCTGGTGCGGCTCGCGCTCAGTGCGCGGAAGGTCGAGCTCACGGACGTCCTCTGGCGGCTCATCGTCGCAGGCGCCGGCATCCTCTGCGGCATCCTCAAGGGCAACTACGAGGACGGGGCGTGGAGCGTCGTCCGCGAGCTCCTGGGCTCGGCTGTGAAGTACGGAGGAGCTGCCACCCTCATCTACCAGCTCGGGAAGCCGGCGATCAAGGCACTGCTCGGCGGAGAGTCGAAGCCGCCGGTCGCCCCGCCGCCGGATCAGGGGATCGTGGGGTGAGATTTCTTCGGCCGTCCGCCCCTACGGTGGCTCTCGGGGTCGCCCTTGGCGCCGTTGTCCCGGCTCGCCTGCGCGCGACTCTCGCTGGGGATCGCGCGGAGGGCGCGGGCGGCGGCGGTAGCGGGCATGATCCACTCCTCACCCGTCCAGTGATAGAGCACTGCATCCTCGTCACGGATATCAGCGGTGAGCCTTTCCGGGTCGGCCCATGCGCGCAGTTGCTTTTTCGCGGCATCAATAGTGCGGTGCTTTGTGGCCTCGCTTGCGCCCTGCTCGTTCCAGACAATAAGTTCGTACACATGATCCTCCTATTCTGCAAATTCGTATCTATCGCCCATCCAGCCGAAGCGGATAAAAGTATCGATCAAATCGGCTCCCGTCTCGCAAGATGTCTCCTCTATGAGATCGGCGGGCAGATCGTCAGATGCATCTACCTCGATAATCTCAGGGATGATGCCCAGCGCCTCGGCGGCGGCAAGCCTATGCGTCCCCTCGATTGCCCAATAGATTTCTCCGTCCCAGATAGCGCGGATAGAGGGGACGCCGAGTTTGACCATCTCAGCCTTGATGGCCTCCAACTTGCTCGGGTCTATTGCATGCAGGCTGTTTACTGTCATCTTTCTGTCCTCCATGACCTTTTACTTGTCTCCGCGCATCATCTTGCAATAGCGCGCGTGCATGTTGATTCTCTGGATTCTGCCCTCGTTGGAGATCAGCCGGTCAAGGATGGCCTTTGCCGACGACACGTTGGTGATGCGCAGGGTGTTGCGGTCCACGGCGTCCTGAGCCAGCACGCTCCATCCTTTTTCCGCTTTCCAGGCCCTCGGATCGGCGGCATAGCTACGAGCCTCTGCGATGACAACGGTGGTAGACTGGTCGGCGAGGTTGCTCAGCAGGTCGGCGCGGAGCTGATTGGCCAACTTGATCTGTGCGGGGCTGCCCTCGGTGACGGCTACGGGACCCTCGGCAAGGATCATCTTGGCGTAGTAGTACGCGATGTGCTCGGGGGCGATCAGGTCATCTCTGGTCTCGTTCTTTTTTATCGTTTCCATAGCCTTAATATGGCCTCACGTCGGGTATTTGTCCAGAGAAATCGTCAACTATATTTTGGGCCCAAAACGGGCACTTGGCGCGGCGCTTTCCCGGGGGAGGTAGCATGAGTCTCGCCGATATCTGGTCCAAGTGGATCCTGCCGGCGCTGAAAATCCTCGGCGCGATCGCGGTGGCAATCTTCGCGGTCTGCACCGCGCACGAGGTCGTCAGGCTCATCCGGCAGAGCCGGGAGGGGCAGGTGAGCGGCGCCGGGCAGCCGTTCCGGGCCTCCCCGGAGGACCCGGGCATCATCCTGGTCGAGACGCCGATCGGGACCGAGCCCGTGCAACTCCCCGCGGGGATCACGGCGCCCGACGTCCGGGCGGTCGTCATCGTCCCCGCCCAGCCCGCTGTCGTGGAGGTGCTCAATGAGATCAAAGATCGTCGCGCTGCTGTTGCTCCTGGCCATCCCGGCGCTGGCTGACGCGCCGCTCACCGTCGACGAGGCTGCGGCCTACATCGCCGCTGACCCCCAGGGAGCTGCCGAGGACGTGGCCAAGCTGGACGCGATCGAGCGCGCGGTGCCGGTCGTCACGCTGCCCGCGGCGGCTGTCG